GAAGGACCTGGCCATCGAAGTCATGCGTCAGGACGCGAACAAGCAGGACATGCTCGTCGACCCGGGCATCATGGCGATGGAATTTATGGGCCATGAAGGGGCGCAAGGGCCCCATCTGCGCCTCGGCGACAACGGCGGCAGCCTCCCCCTCGGCCCTGTAGCCCACGACCAGCTCGGCTCCTGGCTCGGCATCCCCCGGCCCTACTATCAGCGCATGCTCGCCGAGGACCCCCGGCTGCTGGCCGAGAACGTCAACACCTGGCTGCCCCGCCAGGAGGGCCGGCGCCTGGTGCGCACCCTCGACGGCCGGGCCCGGGCCATCTTGAGCAACGCCTACCGGCCCCTCGACAACCTGCCGGTGATGCACGCCGTCCTCGAGGGGGCAAAAAGCCATCAGCTTATCGTGCAATCCTGCGAGATCACCGAGCGGCGCCTCTACTTGCAGCTCGTCTCCCCGGCCCTCGAGGCCGAGGTCAAGGTGGGCCAGCCGGTGCAGGCCGGCCTGCTCGTGACGAACAGCGAGGTCGGCCTCGGCATGGTCAAGCTCGAGCTGCTGCTCTACATCCTGCGCTGCACGAACGGCATGATCGTCGGCGAAGGCCTGAAGCGCCGGCATGTCGGCCGGCGGCTCGCCGGTGACGACGGCGTGCCCATCGACTATCAGCTCGACACCATGATGGCGGATCAAAAGGCCTTTCAGCTCCAGATCCGGGACAACATCGCCGGCCTGTTGACCGACGAGCGCTTCAACGCCGTCATCGACCGCATGAAGGGGGCCGTCGCCCGGGAGATCCCCGCGGCCGCGGTCAAGCCGGCGGTCGAGAACGTCACCCGGCGCTTCAACCTGACCACGACCGAGGGCGACAGTGCCCTCGCCAACATCATCGCCGGCGGCGACCTCAACGCCTGGGGCCTGAGCAACGCCGTCACCCGCATCGCCAACCGGACCGAGGACTATGAGCGGGGCATCGAGCTCGAGCGCATCGGCGGGCAGATCATCGACCTGCCGGCCAGCGAGTGGAGGGAGATCCTCAAGGAGGCGGCATGAACATCAACGACATCCTCGACGCACTGCGTCAGCGTTACGGCATCGGCGAGATCGAGGCCTGGGTCACCTTCGACCTGCTCGGCCTCGGGATGGGCTTCGCCGACCAGGGGCACCTGGGGCGTTATCTCGACAGCCTCGAGCGTGTCCCTTTTACATATTGACAACAAAGGACAAAAAGTCATATAATCAAAGGGTCGAGGCCAGCCTGGCGCTGGTCGAGACCCTCAAATCAGACAAGGGGAGCTTCCCCGAGCGCAAGCCGAATTGGCGGATCGTTCCCCATGGGCCGCCTCCTCCCCCGGCTTCCCTTGTCTGACTTGAGGGCCTCGAGACCTGGAAAACAGGCAGGGACTTTGGCAAGTTGGCCTCGAGCCCTGGAAGCAGAAGGTCAGCCCGACAAGGGCGCTCAACCCTGCCTGTTTTGCGGGCCTCGTCCGCCGAAGGACCAATATTTTGAGGGAGGATCCCCCTATGATAAAGGGCATCACCCCGCAGCTCGCCGAGCGCGGGAAGATCAAGATCGGGGAGAAGGGCGAGCTGAAGACCTCCGCCCAGGGCAAGCAGTTCGCCCAGCCGAAGAAGCTCGACCACTTCCAGATCACCACCATGCGCCGGGACCAGGCCGGCCGGCTGCTGCCGGACGCCGAGCTCATGAAGCGGCTCGCGCCGGCCGGCGGCAAACTCACCGAGATCCCCGTGCGCCTGCTCTACGACGACGTCGACCTCAACTTCAGCACCCGCTACGCCTGCTACAAAGGCAATAGGTGCTGGTGCACCGGCGACGGCGAGACGGCCCAGCGCCTCAAGGGCGAGAACGCCTACGAGGGAGTCGCCTGCCCCTGCCCGCGCCAGGACCCCTTCTACACCGGCCAGGACCGCTGCAAGGTGCTTGGCACCCTGCAGTGCCTCATCGAGGGCGTCGACCGGGTGGGGGGCGTCTGGAAGTTCCGGACAACCTCGTGGAACACCGTCAACGCCATCCTGTCGAGCCTGCACTTCATGCGGACCATCACCGGGGGGGCCCTCGCCCGGATCCCCCTGTGGCTCGTCATGGACCCGAAGACCGTGACCGTGCCGACGACCGGGAAGGCCATGGTCGTCTACGTCGTGCGCCTCGAGTACCGGGGCACCGAGCAGGAGCTCGCCGACCTCGGCTACGACATCGCCCGCCGGCGCATCGAGAACCGGGTGCGCATGGAGGACATCGAGCGGGCCGCCCGGGCCGCCCAGGTGCTGCCGCAGCTCGAGGCCCCCGAGGAGCAGGCCGACACCGCCGCCGAGTTCTTCCCCGAGGCGGTCGACATCGACCAACTGCCGACCGGAGCACCTGAGCCGCCGCCGGCAAGGGATGACGCGGAGGACAGCCCCGCGGAACAGCCTGGTAATGCCCCGGCCTGGATCCCCGAGGAGGAGCGCTCCGGCGAAGACCTTTGCCCCCACTGCGATCATGGAATTGAGGGCATGGACTGCACCTGCACCCGCCCCGAACCTGTCAAAGGCGAACTGGTTACCTGTCCGAAGTGCGCAGGTTCGCACCCGGGCCCGCAGCAGCTCTGCCAGGGCTGCCTTGACAAGATGCACGGTCGCAAGGATCCCGAGCCGGCCAAGAAGACCCCGCCGAAGCCGCCGGCCGAGCGGCGCAAGAGCACGCGCCAGGCCATGGAGGAGGCGAAGCAGGTCTTCGAGGGGGCGAAGGAAGGCGACCAGGGAGGGCTGTTTTAATGGCTGCGAAGAAAAAGAGCAAATACTCCTGGAGCCGCATCGACCTGTTCCGCAAGTGCCCCCACGCCTACAAGAAGATCTACCTCGAGTTCGTGCCGCGCATCCCCTCGGACGCCCTCGAGACCGGTCGGGAAGCCCACGGCCTCATCGAGCGCTACCTGAACGCCCTCTACGCTGCCGGCCGGCCGACCGACTGGGACCTCGCCCGGGAGCTGACGCCGGCCGTGGCCTCGACCGATCTCCTCGAGGTCTGGGAGAAGTTTTGGAACACCTACATCCTGCCAGAGGGCATCGCCGACGCCGGCGTCGAGCGCAAGCTCGCCTTCGACCGCAAGTGGCAGGCCTGCGAGTGGACATCGCCCGACGCCTTCTACCGGCTCGTCATCGACCACCACTACCGGCAGGACGACCTCGGGGTCATCGAGGACTGGAAGACCGGCTGGAACAAACCGGACAGCCTCGACAAAGACCTGCAGACCCGCTCCTACGGCTGGGGGCTGCGCCAGGGCGTCTACCAGGCGGTGGCTTCAAGAACCCGAACGTCGAGGTCCTCCTCGAGGCCTCCGACCTCGACACGGTGCCCGAGGAGCTCCTGGCGGAGATCGTCAAGATCGAGGCCGAGAGGCACTTCGACCCGGCCCCGGGCAACTTCTGCTCCTGGTGCGGAGTGCAGGACCACTGCGAGGTCATGGCGAAGGCCGTCGTGCCGGCGGAGGTCCGGGCCGTGGCGACCCGGGAGCAGGCCGAGAAGGCCGCGAGCCTGCTCCTCGCCATGCGCCAGATGGACAAGCTCGTCACCGACCGCCTCAAGGAGTTCGTCAAGGGCAACGGGCCCGTCACCGTCGGCGACCTCGTCTTCGGGCCCCGCACCCGGGTGAGCCATTCGCCGGACGCGAAGGCCGTCGTCGAGGCCCTGCTCGCTGAAGGCATCGACCGGGAGGCCATCTGGCCCATGGTCGGCGTCACCAAGACGAAACTCACGAGCGGCCTCAAGAAGCTCAAGCGCCTCGATCTCCTCGAGGGCCTGCTCGGCCCCGGCAAGGAGACGACCGTGATCGACTTCGCCAAGGCCGTGGGGGGGGACGAGTGATGAAGATGATCCTGTTCTTCCTGGGCTTTTTCATGTTCATGGTCATCGTCCTCGGCATAGGCCTGGGGCGACCCGGCGGCGGCCCGCGGGGGCCAGGCAGGGTGCCGTGACATTGGACAACAAGCGCTGCGGCTGCGGCAAGCCGGCCTGGACCCTCGACGACGAGGGCCGGCCGGTCTGCTGGGCCTGCATGGCCGGAAAGATTTATATTCGGGGTGGTGCCTCACCTCCTGACGCGCATCGTGGACGCGGCAAGGCCAAATGACCCGCATGACCGGGATAACGCCGCCGAGGCTTCGACATTTTACCACCCCAGCGAGTCATCGCGACAAAGCGGCGAATAGGCCACCAGGGCTAAGGACCGGGCCAGATCGGTTCAACCATTCCCCTGACCGGGGCGTCTTCGGGCGCCCCGGTCTTTTTTTTTGTCCAAAATGTTCCGGTTTTGATCCTATTATGACGTATTGTCATAACCAGTCGAGGTAGTATAATGACTCAATGGCATACCGTCTTTTTCTGCGAGGGCTCGGCGTGGTCGCCGACATCGGCAGGGGGCTGGTCGCGAAGACTGCGCCCCCAGTGTTTTCTGAGGCCGAGCGCCTCTTCATGCTCTCGCCCCGCCTGCTCGGCCAGGAGGTCGAGGGCCGGCTGACCCAGCCCTACCGGCAGCACGGCTGGGTCTACGCCGCCATCCGGGCCATCAGCCAGAATATCGCCGGCGTCGACCTGCTGCTCTATACCGGCGACCGCAACGACAAGAGGCTCATCGAGGACCACCCCGCCCTCGAGCTGCTCGACAAGCCCAACCCCTACATGAACGCCCAGCAGCTCATGGAGGCGACCATGACCTACCTCGAGCTCGCCGGCGAGGCCTTCTGGATCGCCGAGCGGCCGAGCCCGCGGGTCCTGCCGAAGGAGGTCTGGTGCTTCGACCCGAGGCGTTTCCAGGAGCAGGTGGGGGAGAACGGCCTCATCTCCGGCTGGGAGTACAAGAAAGGCGTCAAGACCATCGAGTTCGCCCCCTACGAGGTCGTCCATTTCCGGTACATCAACCCCTACAACGACTACCGGGGCATGGGGCCCATCGAGGCCGCCCGCCTCGGCATCGAGCAGGACTATCTCGCCAGCCGCTATAACCGGGCCTTCTTCAAGAACTACGCCCAGCCCGGGGGCTTCCTCGAGACCGACGAGAGCCTGCTGCCCGAGGAATACGACCGCCTGCTCGCCCAGTTCAACCAGAGGCACGGCGGCGCCACCAAGGCCTGGAAGATCGGGCTGCTCGAGGGCGGCGTCAAGTACAAGGCGGCCGGCCTGTCGCAGAAGGACATGGACTTCCTCGAGCAGCGGCGCTGGTCCCGGGACGAGATCCTGGCCGTCTTCAAGGTGCCGAAGGGCGAGGTCGCGGTCTACGAGGACATCAACTACGCCACCGCCCGGACCCAGGACAAGGTCTTCTGGACGAAGACCCTGCTGCCGAAGATGAGCCTCGTCGAGTGGGTCATCTACGACCAACTCCTCGACCAGGCCTTCGGCGGCAAGCTCTGGGCCGAGTTCGACTACGGCAAGATCGACGTCCTCGAGGACGACTACAAGGACAAGGTCGAGACCGCCGTCAAAATGTGGTCGATGGGCATCCCGCTGAACGAGATCAACGAGCGCCTCAACATGGGCCTGAACGACATCGAGGGCGGCGACGTGGGCTACATCCCCTTCAACGTCACCCCTGTCGAGCAGAAGCTCAACCCGCCGAAGCCGCCGCCCTTCGCCCCTGGGGGCCCTCCGCCGGAGGAGCCCGAGGCGGAGCCGGAAGAGGAGCCCGAAGAGGAGAAGGCGGTCCGGGCCGTCGACGAGGAGGCCTATTGGCGCACCTTCGTCGACCTGCACTCCCGCCTCGAGACCCGGGTGCTCAAAAAGGTCAAGCGTTTCTTCTTCGAGCAGCGGGCCCTGCAGCTCCGGATCATCGAGGAGAAGCTCGGCAAGGGGATCGAGCGCCAGCTCGACGTCGGCAGCCTGCTCTTCCCCCTCGGGGAGGAGGACGAGCGCCTGCGCCGGGTCATGTGGCCCCTCTACATCGAGATCGCCAACGCCGCCGGCCAGGCCCTCTACACCGAGATGGGGCTCGCCGGCGACCTCTTCAACGTCCAGGACACCGAGGCCATCCACGCCCTCGGCACGAAGCTGATCAAGGTGACCAGGATCAACGCCACAACCCGGGAGGCCCTGCGCAAGACCATCACCGAGGCCCTCTACGAGATGGAGTCCTGGAAGGAGATCAGCGAGCGGATTCGCGAGGTCTACAACTTCGCCTCCTCCCGGGCGAACACCATCGCCCGCACCGAAGTCGGCCAGAGCATGATGACCGCCCGTTTCCACGGCATGACCCACCTCGGGGTCGAGAAGATCCGCTGGACCTGCGCCATGGACGAGCGGGTGCGCGTCTCCCACCTGAACCTGCACGGGGCCGAGACCCACGTCGGCACGCCCTTCGCCAACGGCTGCAAATTCCCCTCGGACCCGGACGGCCCGGCCTCCGAGGTCATCAACTGCCGCTGCGTCGCGAGCCCGGTCGGCCTCGTGCGGCCGCCGAAGCCTGAGCACCCGACCCTGCCGGCGAAGTTCGTGGCGGCCCAGAACATCGCCCAGGCCCGCAAGTACGCCAAAGAGGTCTTGGGCTACAAGCTGACCTACGGCCCCGGCATTAACGCCATGCTCGAGAGCACCCTCGTCTCCTGGCCCCGGGAGAACATGCTGCAGATCCTCAACGACCAGAACGAGATCTACCTCGCCATGAAGAAGAAGGGCATCCCGCTCCTGCCGGTGGAGGTCAAGAAGCACGCGACCTGGCGGGGCAAGGTGGTCGGCGCCGCCTATTTCGAATGGGACTGGCAGGCCGGGGCGAAGCGCATCGTCTACGGCCTCTATGACTGGAACGACTACACCAAAAGCACGATCCGGGGCCAAAGCTACCGGACCATGTTCCAGCTCGACGGCGATGGCTACATCCGCTATTTCACCGAGGGCTCGAACGTCTGGCACGAGAACGGCCACTACCTGCACTTTCACAAGATGAACAACAAGGTGGCCTATAACCGATTGCGCAAAGACAACTGGCCTTACCTGGTCGACTTGCTGGAGCCAGGCCTCGATTATGAGGCGAAGAAGCAGAAGGTCAAGAGCCTGATCGGCCTGGTCAAGCAGGAGGTCAGCAACTACGCCGCCACAAACCCCGTCGAGATGGTCGCCGAGATGTACAGCGGCATGAGGCTCGGGCGGACCTACTCGCCCTACATGACGCAGCTTTATCACTATATCAGCGGCCCGGAGGTCCTGAAATGAGACCCATGCCGAAGTGCGCTTTTTTCTGCAAGCATTTTATCGCCCTTGATGGCGGCGAAGGCAACAAGTGCAAGGCCTTCCCCGAGGCCCCGGGGATCCCGGCGCGGATCTGGGACAACGAGGCGGAACACGACCACGAGATCGCGGGCCAAGTCCCCGGCTTCACCTTTGAACAGTGGGAGGGATAATCATGCCGATTCCGAAACCAAAGCCCAACGAGGGCAAAGACGACTTCATCAGCCGGTGCATGAGCGCCATCGGCGACGAGTACGACGACAAGGATCAGGCCCTGGCCATCTGCTTCGACGCCTGGAAGAACAAGGGCGCCGGCGAAGAGATGGTCATCCGTACCATCGACTGCGAGATCCGGCAGGTGGGGTCCCCGGAGGACCGCACCCTCGAGTTCATTGGCTCCGACGAGACGAAGGACAGCTACGGCGACGTCATCGAGGTGGCCGGCTGGGAGCTCGGGCGCTACGAGAAGAACCCCGTCTTCCTCTGGGCCCACGACTACAACAACCCGCCCATCGGCCGGGCCGTCCAGGTCATGAAGGGCGACGGGCTGCGCTTCCATATCCAGTTTGCCCCGAAAGAGGTCTACGAGTTCGCCGACACCATCTACAAGCTCTATCAACACGGCTTCATGCGGGCGACCTCCGTCGGCTTCTTCCCCCGGGAGAAGGAGCGCATCGAGGACGATGAGGGCCGCATCACCGGCTGGCGCATCAAACGGCAGGAGCTGCTCGAGCTCTCCGCCGTGCCCGTGCCGGCGAACCCGAACGCCCTCATCCAGGCGGTGCAAAGGGGCATCGTCAGTGCCCGGGACGTCGAGGACCTCATGGAGGTGCCCTTCGAGGAGGGCCTAATAGAGGAAGCAAGGGTCGCGCATGATCGTGCCCTGGCGGCCGCCATGGCGCGCCAAAAAACGGAAAACCGGGGAGTCATTCCTTTTCACGCCTACCCGAAGGCCCCCGAGGACGCCGAGTGGGACGCCGGCGCCGAGGTCAAGGCCGCCGAGGTCAAGGATCTCAAGAAAATGTGCGCCTGGTTCGCCGAGGATGGCAGCAAGAAGGGCCACTACAAGCTGCCCCACCACAAGGCCGACGGCTACGCTACGGTCTGGCGGGGAGTCGCGGCGGCGATGGGGGCGTTGCTGGGGGCACGGGGCGGCGTCCAAATACCCGGTTCGGACAAGCGAGGGGTCTACAACCACCTTGCCAAGCACTACCGGCAGTTCGACAAGGAGCCACCGAAGCTGAAGGACTACAGCCTGGCTGACCTGGAGAGGATCTCCCTTGGTCTTGAGCCTTTGGGCGGGTCCGAGCTGGAGCTCCTGCAGGAGATAAAGGGGGCCCTCGAGGCCCTCGCGGAGGATGTCCGGACACTGTCCGGACACTATCAGGACACTGTCCGGACCCTGTTCGGACACGAGCGCGGCGAACCTGTGGAAGACGTCTACTCCCTGGCGCTGGATCCCGGCTTTAGGCCTTCGGATCCCGAGGGCGCCCAGCGGGAGCTTCTGGACGATCTGCGGACCCTGCTGACGCAACCCCACCTCAAAAACCTGAGACAGATAGCCGCGGCCCAAAGGGCCCGGCTGAAGGAGTAGACACCATGGAAAAGCAACTCCAGAAGCTGATCGAAGAGATCAGCGCCGCCTTCAAGGGCGAGGACGGGCAGGTCATCTGCCTGTCGGACGTCCTGAAGGAGAACGGTGAGCTGCGGTCGAAGTACGACGAGCTCGCGAAGCGGCTCGAGGAGATGGAGAAGAAGGCCACCTCCCGCAAGTGGGCCTCTTTGGCCGGCCTCGAGATGGAGAAGGACAAGTTCTCCATCGTCCGCGCTGTGCGGGCCATCACCTCCCGGGACTGGAAGGGCGCCGAGCTTGAGGCCGACGTCTTCCGGCAGACCCGGGCCATGGCGGCCGGCGACGATGCCGGCGGCGGCTTCCTCGTGCCCGTACAGGCCATTCCCGACCTGATCGAGATGCTGCGGGCCGAGAGCGTCTGCATGGCCCTCGGGGCGACCACCCTCGACGGGCTGACCGGGGCGCCGGTGCAGATCCCGAAGCAGACCGGCGGCGCGACCGTCTACTGGGTCGCCGAGAACGCGGCCATCACCCCGTCCGACCTGACCGTCGGGCAGCTCAACCTGACCCCGAAGAAGGCCGCCACGCTGGTCAAGATCAGCAACCGGCTGCTCCGCATGAGCAACCCGGCGGTCGAGGGCATGGTGCGCCGGGACGTGGCCATCCAACTGGCCCTGGCGCTCGACTACGCCATGCTGCGGGGCGTCGGCTCCGAGAACCAGCCCCTCGGCATCCGGACCACCCCGGGGATCAACACCGTCAACGCCTCTGACGCCTCCCCGAACTTCGACCTGTTCTACGACGCCGAGTACGAGCTCTCTGTCGACAACGCCCTGCGGGGCCGCCTCGGGTTCGCCATGCACCCCTGCATCAAGCGGGCCATCTGCAAGCTGAAGGTCGCCCAGTACTCCGGCGACACCGGCGGCGAGTACGTCGTGCCGGTCCTGACCGACGCCCAGATCCAGAGCTACATCGGCTACCCGTTCCGGATGACGACCCAGATCCCGACCACCCTCGCCACCGACGAGACCGAGATCTTCTTCGCCAACTGGATCGAGCTCATCCTCGCCCAGTGGGCCGGCATCGAGATCGTGGCCTCGAGCGAGGCCGGGGACGCCTTCGCCTACGACCAGACCTGGCTGCGCCTGATCACCGAGGTCGACGTGGGCCTGCGGCACTCCGAGTCCTTCTGCGTGATCCACAACGTCAAGAACGCCTAACCGGGAGGGCCCGGGTGACCGGGCCCCCTGACACATAGGGGAGACAGCTATGAAGTTCAACCGTTTCATGAAAGCAGTCATCAGCCACGAGGCGAAGTCCTGGGGCGTGGCCGCGAACGCCGGCGCCGAGATCGACGCCCTCGGCTTCGAGCACGCCCTGTTCGTGCTCAACACCGGGGTGGCCGGCGGCGAGCTCAACGTCAAGGTGCAGGAGTGCGACACCTCCGGCGGCACCTTCGCCGACATCGCCGGCGCCGCCTTCACCGAGGTGACGAGCGCCAACGACGTGGCCCTCTACTTCGGCGGCATGGATCTGACCAAGCGGAAGCGCTACCTCAAGGTGATCGCCACCGTGACCACCGGCGCCTGCCTGGCCTCCGTCTCGGCCATCCTGATGGCCCCGAAGCTCGGGCCCGCGACGGCGCCGCAGTGGGAAGTGTAACCAAGGACGACAAACCCGAGACCCGGCCGGCGGAGGTCCTGCGAAGGCCTCCCCGGGACCGGGCCATCAGGCCCCCCCGGGGCCGGCGGGAGGATAACGACGAATGGCCCTCATCACCACCGAGGAGCTCAAGGCGGTCCTGAGCGACGCCCAGTCGGGCGACGACGAGGCCCTGCTGACCCTTCTGGTCGACGGGGTCTGGGATCTCTGGTGCAAGGAGACCAGCCGCAAGTGGGAGCTCGGCACCTACACCGAGTTCTACAGCACGCCGGACGGCGACGAGCGCGAGGTCTTCCTGCAGGAGTCCCCGGTGGCCTCGGTGACCGGCCTCTATGACGACCCGGACTGGGTCTTCGGGGCCGACACCAAGGTCGACGCCTCCGAGTACCTCATCGACGCCGACCGGGGGATCATCCTGCGCATGTACGAGTTCCTCCCCGGGGTCAACAACGTCAAGGTCGTCTACACCGCCGGCTACGAGGCCGCCGACTTCCCGGCCTCCTACAAGCTCGCCATCCTCGAGCAGGCCGCCCAGGACTACCTGCGCCTGAAGCGCTTCGAGGGCTGGGAGACCATGAGCCAGATGACCCCGAAGTTCCGCGCCCTCACCCAGGCGTGCCGGAGGCGCCGTGCTTAGGACGAGGATCAACACCGGCAACACCGGGCCGATGCTGCAGGCCATGTTCGGGCGGGCGACCGACCTGACGCCGGCCATGCAGCGCATCGGGGCCTACCAGATCAGCTCGATCCACATGAACTTCCTCGCCGGCGGGCGGCCCCAGCCCTGGGCGCCGTTGCGGGCCGGGACGGTGACCAGCTGGATCGGGCGCTACAAGGCGGGGGGAGCCTATCGCCAAAGGAGCGCTGCCGCGAGGCCCCGCAGCGCCGCCGAGCTCGGCCTCAATGTCAAAGGGAAAAGAGCCGTGGCCGGCCGGCGGCCCCTGATGGACACCGGGACCCTTGACCGCTCGGTGCGGGTGCACCGGGCCTGGACCCGGGGGCTCGAGATGGCCTCCGGCGGCGGGGCCGTGCCCTACGCCGCGGTCCACCAGTTCGGGGCGAACATCCCGCCGATCTACCCGCGGCGCAAGAAGGCCCTGTGGTGGCCCGGCCTGCCCCGCCCGGTGAAACATACCCACGGGGCCAAGATACCGGCGAGGCCGTTCATGCTCTGGCAGACAGAGGACCTCGTGAGGGCCCAGAACATACTCCGCGACCACGTCATGGGGGGATAACGATATGAGCCTTACCAGCAACATCAAACTGCAAGTCGACTGCGAGCACCGCAAGGCGCTCGACATGGCCGACATCATTGGCGACCTGTTCAAGACCCTGGTCCTCGACCTCGCGAACGGCACCGGGGCCGACCAGGCCGACAAGCTCTTCCACGACGAGCGCAGCCTGAGCCCGGGGACGAACGAGGACCTGGACCTGGCCGGCGTGCTCGAGGACGCCTTCGGCGACACCCTGACCTTCGTGAAGATCAAGCTCCTGATCATCTACAACAAGGACACGACCCACACCTTCACGGTGAAACCGGCGGCGTCGGCCGGCTTCCTCGGGCCCTTCGGGGCGGCTTCCCACACCCTGACGGTGAAGCCCTCGACCTCGCTGAACAAGAGCTTCCTGGTGCTGATCGCCGACCCGAACGGCTACCAGGTGACCGCCTCGACCGCCGACAAGATCAACGTCGCCGTGGACGCCGGCGGCAGCGCCGCCATCTACGGCATCATCGCCGTCGGCACGAGCGCCTAAGGGGGAGGCATGCGCTACAGCACGAAGCAGATCGAGGACCTGCTGGTCGCCAAGGTGGCGGCCGGCCTGACCTACCTGCGGACCGTGGACAGCTACGAGAACAAGTACGACCTCGAGCTCGAGCGCCTCGTCCACCGCAGCCCCATGGTCCTCGTCTCCCTCGACAGCATCAAGCCGGCCGAGGAGCTCGGCACCTTCGCCGGCCAGGGCTGGCTCTACATCTTCAACCTCGGCATCGTCTGCCGCGACCTCAGGGGCCCGAAGGAGGGCCGGCGGGGCGAGGAGGGGGCCTACGAGGTCATCGACGACCTCTACGACCTCCTCGAGGGGCACCGCCTGGCCCAAGGGCTCGAGCCCCTGGAGCGGGAGGCCGTCGAGTTCGTCATGAGCACCAACGTGGGCGTCGTCTACAGGGCCGCCTACTCATTGACACAAGTCGGAGGATAACACCATGGCCATTCTTTACGGGAAGGACGCGAGCGTCAAGATCGGCAGCAACGAGGTGATCCAGTGCCGGCAGTGGCGCATGCCCGGGACGACCACAGTCCAGGACGTCACCTGCCTCGGGGACGAGTTCACCAAGGAGATCCCCATGATTGCCAAATGGACGGCGACCATCGAGGCGATCTTCGACCCCGGCGACACGAACGGGCAGGCCGCCCTGCACAGCGCCTGGATCAACAAGAGCAAGATCACCGACCTGAAGCTCTACATCGACGGCACGAAGTACTACGCCCCGGACACCGGGGCCGAGGCGACGGCCGGCGCCTACATCAGCGGGGTCAACGCCACCCAGGTGCAGAGCGGCATCGCCACCGTCGAGTTCACGGTGAGCGGCTACGGGCCGATCAAGCTCAACTAACCCATGACGCGGGGATCGTGACAGGCGATCCGGGCCGGCCTGAGGCGCGGCAAAGGGCAAACGGGTGGAAACCCCTACCCCCGCGACACTCAAGGAGGATCCCATGCGGAACCTGCTCTACCTCGCGCTCTTCTGGGCCGGGCTGATCGCCGCCATCACGCTGCTGGTGTCGTCCTGCGCGGTCTACGAGTACCGGCCGGCGCGGGGCTACCACTTCACCCGGCCGGCGCCGCCCCCGGGACACTGGCGCGCCCCCCTGCTCATCAAGCGGCACTACCACCACATCCGTCCGGGCCATCACGGCCCCTGGAGGTAACATGCAACTCGGAAACCTGATGAAGAAGGCGCCGACGACCATCAAGGCCGAATATCCCGGGGTCCCGGGCTTCTACGTCACCCTGCGCTATGTGGGGCTCGGCGAGCTCGAGCGGGCCATCAGCGACAAGGCCGTCGTCATCAAGGGCGGCAAGGTCAAGAACATCGGCGGCTTCAACGACACGCTGCGCCAAGCCGTCTCCCGGGCCATCGTGGGCTGGGAGGGCCTCGGCAAGGAGGCGCTGCTGGCCCTCAACCTCGACATCGACGTGGCGGCCGTCGAGGCCCTGCCCGACGACTTCGGGCTCGAGTGCTCGCAGGACAACAAGGAGATCCTGCTCAAGCACGACGGCGTCTTCCTGAAGTGGGCGCAGGAGACCTGCACCGACATCGGCGAGATGCGGGAGCTCGAGCTCGCGGAGCAGGCAAAAAACTCGCCGCCGTCGCAGGCTGGCACGCCCGACCCGGAGGCGTAGGTTGCCACGAGTGCCGCAAGACCTGGGAGGAGAAGTGGCACTATCCACCACCCTGCGACGGTTGCGACCACCCGGGACTGCTGCCCGAGAACCTTGAGGCCTGGGCCGTGTTCGCGACCAGCGGGCCGGCCCTTTTTAACGGCATGGGGGGCGTGGACCTGGCGAACGCCAGGCTGGTCTGCGAGACCCTCGGCCTCGAGTGGGACCGGGAGATGATGACCAAGATTTTGGCGGCTGCGAGCGCCTTCCTCGAGGCCCGCAGGCCGCCGGGAGAATGAGATGGCGAGAGCCGGAGGAAAAGGCGGCGAGGTAAGGATCAGCCTGATCGTCGACGACCAGGGCACCGTCAAGCTCGTCGAGGCGAAGCGCCACGTCGAGGACCTCGGGGCCAAGGGCGAGCAGGCCGGCGCCAAGTCCGCCGAAGGGGGCCGCAAGGCGGCCGCCGGCTGGGACAACGCCACGGCCTCGGCCGCGAGGTACGGCGCCCAGCTCCTCGCGGTCATCGGCATCTCCGCCTCCATCGCCGGCGCCGTCTACCTCGTGCGCAGCGCCTGGGACTCCTGGCTGAACCTGATGACGAGGGGCATCGGCGCGGTGGACGACTACAAGCGGGCCGTCATCGGGGCCGCCTCTGTCATGGTCGACATGACCGACGTCAAGAAGGCGCCCGACCTGAACAAGGCCTACGGGGCCTGGAAGGAATACTTCGAGTGGCTCTGGCACGCCGCCACCGAGGCCGACAAGAAGGTCGCCGCGAGCGGCCGCGAGGTCTTCGAGGTGGGCAAGGAGCTCGCCAAGAAGGGCATCGTAGCCGTCACCCAGGAGCAGGTCGAGACCGCCGGCCGCCTCATGGACCGGATCAAGAGCGTCGCCCCCCTGACCGGCAACATGATCGCCCAGGTGCGGGCCGAGATCCGGGACCTGCTCGAGGGCAACGTCCGCATGGGCAGCCAGCTCTCCCAGATCTTCCAGCAGCTCGACGTCGACTTCAAGAAGAACATCGAGAACGCCCGCAAGCTCGGGAGCGAGGCGGTCTTCAAGTACCTCGAGGACAAGCTGCGGGGCATCCAGGTGGCCCAGGGCGACATCGCCGCCACCTGGGAGTCCGTCGCCAGCACGATGGAGAACGCCTTCAACCTCATCCTCATCGAGGCCTTCGGCTCGGCCTACACCGAGATCGTCGACATGGTCAAGGAGTTCAACGAGCAGCTCATCCAGAGCGGCGAGCTCACCGAGACCGGGCGCAAGGTGTCCGACGCCCTGCGCGAGGTCTGGGAGCGCACCAGGGAGGCCATCAAGGACGCCCTCAAGTACTTCATCGAGCACCCCGACGAGGTCATCGGCAACATCAAGGCGATAGCCGCCGGGGTCGGCGAGATCGCCAAGGCGGCCATCACGGCCGCCGAGAACTTCAACGCGCTCGTCGCCAACATCCGGGCCGCCATCACCTGGCTGCGGCAGCTCCCCGGGGCCATGGCGGAGGCCGGGCGGGCCGAGAGGCGGGCCCTCGGCGGGATCCGGGGCCTCGGCGAGATGCAGGACCGGACCGGCATGCCCGACCTGCGGACCGGGGCCCGGGCCCTCCTGCAGCCCAAGACCGGCGAGCACGTCCCCTTCATGGGCGGCGAGACCGTCCCGCCGCTGGAGACCTACGGCATGGCGGGCGGCAGAGTGCCGGCGGGGATCCCCGGACCGAAGCCGGCCCCGCCGGTCCCGCCGGTGCGGCCCTTCGCCCCGGGCGGCGAGGGCGGCGGCGGAGGAGGCGGAGGAGGCGGCGGCCGCGACACCTCCCGGCAGCTCATGTCCCTCCTCGAGACCCTGGAGCGGGAGCTCGCCCGGGCCGTCGGCACCGCCTACGAGCAGGTCGACCGCTGGTACGACAGCATCATCCGCAAGGTCGAGGAGTACGCCATGACCGCCGAGGACGCCGAGAAGGG